GAACGTGCCGCAGGCTTCCGCGCCGCCGGTCAGGTTCGTGTGGAAGTCGTACCCCGTGACTTGCGGCGGAATGAATCCTCCGAACAGCACGACCGCCGGCACACCGAGCGCCGCGGCGCCATGATGCAAGCCACCCTCGGCGCCGATATACAGCGCGGATCGTCTCAGGATCGCGAGCGCCCTTCGAATGTCCGGCGTCGGTATCCGTTTCGCATCCGGGATCACATGCCCCACGGCCTGATGCGAGAACTGCACAACCTGGTAGCCCTGCGACGCGATAGCCTTCGCGACCTCGTTGAACTTCCACACCGGCCACTGCTTGTTCGGCGCGACTGACTTCCAGCGTGGAACGTTCGGCTCGATAAGAACAAAACCGGGAGTAAAGCCTTGCGCGTATTTTCGCTCGCTGTCGTGGAAGAACATCTCGCCGGGCATCGGCTTGAAATCGTAATTCCATATCCAGCGCCCCTCGCCCTGGGTATTGTAAAGCCGGTTTCCCTTGTAGAACGGAATCCATTGAAGGTTCGTGCGCTTGCGCTTTTCGCTGCCCGGACGGGCGACGTTCGGGTTACGCTCGAAGATCGGCGCCGAATGCAAATCCCACTTGATCTTGGTGCCGTCGCCGAATGCGATGGCCGCACCGCGCTGCGCAGCGCCACGAGCCATGCCCGTGGCCATGATGTTGTCCCCGATCCCCATCCCGCGTCACCGGCCGTAGTCACCAAATTCCGGAGACACCCGGAACGTCTCAGGGCCTCGGCCGGCGGCAATCGACTCGGCCAGCATCGCATCAAACAGGGCGGTCACTTCCGCACGCGGATGCGGCTTGTCCGGGCCGGGAAACCAATGCGGCTTGCCTTCCGCCTTGAGACGCGCGCGCGCGTGGCGATGATTGGGCTGCGTCGGAATCGCCGTGTAGTGCAAAACCTTTACATCCGGATCGTGGATGGTCTTGTAGTTTTCGCCGTCACGACAATTCCAGTTGCCGGAATAATTGGCCGCAGCGTGCGCGATCTTGCCGCGCGCGTGCCGATACGCCCCCTTGACGCCCTTGAGTTCATCGATCGGCGGAACAACGCCCCTCATGCGCGCGCAGTCCATCAGCATAACGCACGAGATCACTTCGCTGCCGCCCTTGGCCAGAAGCGCCTTGCCGTCAGGGATCGGCTGATTCCAGAGCGCCGCAATATCCGCCAGCGCGATCATGTCGGAGTCCATGTAGATCGCGCGGCCTTCGAATTTGCAGGCGGCTGGGATACCCCAACGCAGCGCGGAGAATGGCGTCGCCCAGGTCTTCGTATTCCAGCCCCTGCGCGGATTTGCCTGCGGGTCCGCGTACCAGAAACTCGCGGGATCGCGGCTCAACATCATCCACACGATCTCGATGTCCTCGCTCGCATGCTTGCGGAGCGAGTGATCGAGGACGGCCTGGCACTCCAGATCCTCATTGTTGGCCGGACATCCAACGAAGATACGGATCACAGGCGCCACCTTGCCAGGGCTCCCGGCAGCGTCATCTTGGGAAAGCACTGCAACGAACTGACGCCCGAGCAGTTGACCACCTCGACGCCGATATCTCGCAACATTGGCGCACACGCCTCGAAGGCCGACTTCCAGCGCGAATAGTTCACGGCCATCGGATTTGTCAGCGGAGATCGATGGCGGCCATGCCAGTGGTCGCCGCCCTCGCCCTGCATATCGAATCCAACAAGGAGAACGCGCAACGATCCAAACTGGATCGCCAGGTTGAGCGCCTGAAACCCGGAGTTTCCTCCAGAGCCGAGAACGCCGGGCTCGTCCACCAGCAGACGGTCGAGCATCTTGTCCTTGATTTTGATTTTTTGAATGTCGGGGAAATCGCAGCTTCCCCCTTCCCACGCGATCTTGACGCCCTTGAATTCAGAAACGCCCTTTTGCTGCTTCCACCACTTCGCATCGCACCCGTAGAGGACTTCAGCCCAAGGACACAGGCGATGAGACTCGTTGATGACAATGGTCGGCGTGCCCCTCAATTGGTCGAGCGGCGCGCCCTTGGCAGACGGCCCGGACGCAACAATCGCACAACAGCGATCACGCCAATCCTGCCACCATGAAAACTTTTGCGGACCAAGCGCCGCTGCCCTGTTCGTCACTGCGAGCATTCACGCCATCGCCGTATGCACGCGGTATTGCCGCAACAATTCCTTGGCGGCCCACGGCATCTCGACCGCCGTCTGCCCGATCACGACGCTTTCACGGTGTTCGTAAAGCGTCCCGAGCATCATCTTGATTGCCGTTTGAATCGCCGCCGGCACATCAGGAAGCGCCGGGGAATCGTCCGTCACATATCCGGCGCGAAACCGGATTCGCACCGCATTGATGCGAGAAGCGATCGACGGCCACGATCCGCTCGATGGCAGTGCGATGCGCGCCTTCTCGCTCGCGTCATCGACCACATAACCCGCCGCATTGAATTCCTGCTCGTTGCCCGCGTTATCGCGGTAGAAAACGCCCTCGATCTCAAGCAGGGGCGGATTGGGAATCTGGATCGGCGAGCACCGATCGGCCGGAAACGTGTCAAGGAAGTAATCCCAGGTCTGCTCCACGAACGCGCGGCCGGTAAATCTCTCCGCGCTGTCGATCGCTGCGCGCAGCATCGCCTCGATCAGATCGTCGTCATCGTCGAAATCGACGCGCAGATGCGCCTTCGCTTCCTCGACACTGAACGGATAAGCCGCAGGTGCGGTCACCAGTTTGAGAGCCACGATCAGCCCCCATATCCGCGTGGGCCGGGATCGCCCTTCTCACCCTTGGCGCCCGGCTCGCCCTTGTCACCAGGCTTGCCGTCGCGGCCATCGCGGCCACGCTTGCAGGCGAGCTGCCAGTCGTCCGACGTCTCAGGCTTCGTGGCCGTATCGCGCTTGGCGATGAATTGCGATCCAGCCCAGGTGACCTCATCGCCGCGCTGATAGCCTTGCTCGCGCCATACACCGCGATAGATCGTCACCGGCACGACGAAGGACTTCTCGATCGTGCGCCCGGCGGCAGCCCAACGGAACGTGAATGTCCGCTCGCCGTCATAGACCACATCGAGATCCTCGATGCCGAGCCCGTCCTGACCATCCTTGCCGTCAAGACCCGCAGCACCATCCTTGCCGTCGCGGCCCGGCGTGCCCGGTGCCCCAGGCTGGCCATCACGGCCCGGCACACCATCCTTGCCGTCCAAACCCTTCCCACCAGGCAAGCCGCGCTCGCCTGCGGCTCCTGGCGCACCGTCCTTGCCATCGAGCCCATCGCGGCCCGGAGCGCCGTCCTTGCCGTCTAGACCCTTCTCACCGGGCAAGCCGCGCTCGCCTGCGGCTCCTGGCGCACCGTCCTTGCCATCGAGCCCATCGCGGCCCGGAGCGCCGTCCTTGCCGTCTAGACCCGGCTCACCCTTGTCGCCTTTTTCGCCGGGGCTACCAGCATCGCCCGGTTTGCCGGGCTCACCCGGATCACCTTTTTGTCCCGGCTCGCCCTTCTCGCCTTTTTCACCCGCTTCACCTTGCGGTCCCTTCTCTCCCGGCTCGCCCTTTGCGGCGGCGCGGGATTCCAAATCGCGCAGCCGCACAACAAGAGGCTTAACCGCGTCCGCGAAAGCAGACTGGATTAATGGCGCAATCTCGCGCGCCAGCGCCGCAATCGTGCTGAGCTTCATCGAGCGTCCTTGCGGCCTAGGCCGCGTCGATTGACGGCAATTCGAGACGCAAATTCGATTTCAATTCCCACCCAAACAGGGACGCCGCGGCATCGACCTGATCGTCAGGAATATCATCGTTTGCCGGGGTGGGCGCATCAGTTGCCGCAGCCGCCGGGGCCTTCGACGCAAACGGATCATCTTTCGCATCGCGACGCGCGAGCGCCTCAAGACTGTAGTTTTGCTGTTGCAGATAGGGCGAGCCACCGCCCTTGACGGGCGGCAGATTGAGCCGCTTGCGGGATTCGTTCGGCGCCTTGATGCCCGCGAGATTCTTTTCTGTCTCCGCGAGCGTCTTCGAATCCATGCGCAGCAGATCATCGAGATCGAATTCGGCACCGAGAATGCGGCCGCCCGGCTTCAGATCAAGACCGAGCCCCTCATCGAGCAGCAATTCGATGCACTCGATCGGCGACTGGAGGCATTGCACATAATACTGCTGATTGAGCGCATCAATATTGTTGTACGCGGGCGGATCGTCGACGCCGACCATGTATCCCGGCACATGATAGGTCGAACAGACGTTCTTCGCGGTCCACTTCAGTTGCTCGATCAGTTGCGCGTCGATCGCGTTGACACTCATCGCCTCGTACTTGAGGCCGCCGCCGAGCACCGCGACCTTGCCGGCATTCTCTCCGGTATAGTTTTTTATCCACTCATCCTTGAAGCGCTGCGCGTCCGGATCGCTGATCTCGCCGGGCGCCGTGAGCACCCCGCTCGGCTGCGCGCCGTTCTGAAAGAACCGCGCGGAGTTTCGCTGGATCGCGAGACCCTGGCACGCCGCAAGGCCGCTCGCCGTCAGCGGCGACACACCGCACAGCGGATGATAGAGCGGCACCATCACGTCATGGATGATCTCGCTCGCCGGAACGACGGTTGATTCCGCAAGGCCCGACAGATAGTCGGCGCTGAGTTGATAGTAGACGCTGCCGTCCGGCGCGACGAGTGGCTTGGTGCGCAATGGATCGAGCACATAGAGCGCAACCACGACGCCGCGCGCGTCGCGCTCCTTGATGATATAGGTGTTGCCGTGCAGAAGCTTTGAGATCAGCCACTGCTCGATAAACTTGATGCGATTTTGGAAGTGGTTCGGCTTGCGCAGCACCGGCGAGAATGCCGACGAATCGGCCTCGCTCCAGATCCCGTTCTTATCCTGCTCGACCAGGCGCAGCCGCATTTTCGCGATGTCCTGCGCGATGCGCGTGACGCAAGCATAGACCGCGAAATATGTGACGACGCTTTCCGAGCGCGTGTCGAGAATGTTGCGCTGCCACGCGCCGGCATAAGGCTCGCGCACGATCGGAAACCATCCGCCGCCGCCGCCCCCGCCATACGAGGGCGGCGCGAGCCCGGCCGGCTCGTTGGCCTTGCGGCCCATAATCTCATAGCCGAACAAGCGCAGCATCCAGCCGCGCGGGCCAGCTTCATTCTGCCGGATCGACGGCACCGCAGGCATCAGGAACCGCTCGCCCGCAGATCAGCGCGATTGTATTGGCCGCCCTGAAGCAGATCGGTGCCAGCGGCGGCCTGCTTGCGCGGCGTGCGCGCGGGCGCATCTTCCGCCTTGCCGACGCCGCGGAAAATCCGGGCGGCGCGATCACTGGCCTTGAATCGCTGGCCGGGCTTCAGAGCTTTTCCGTCGTAGCGGAATTCCTTTTTGGCGATCATATCCATGGAACACGCCTCCTATCTAAAGCGAAAGGGCGGGATTGCTCCCGCCCCTTGAAGACCTTGAGGGATCACTCGCCAGATCAGGAGTCGGCGTACTTGCAGCCCTGGATGAGTTGCACCGACGCGCTGCGGCGCTTCTTCCAGTTGATCTCGCGCTCGGCGCGGATCGCCATCATGTTCTGCTGGAACATGGAGACGAGCACGGTCGATGCGGTCGCGGGAGAATCCGGCGCCGAGTCCATCTGCAACGAGGCTTCCCGGCTGGCATCGACGGTCACGTTGCCGTCGTCCGCAAGCAGGATGTCGCCGGCCTTGGCCAGGATGATCAGGCCGCCATCGGTCGGCGACCCGCCCGTGCCCGGAACGCTTTCCGACGTCACAACCGGCAGGCCCAGGAACGTGCCGCCGTTCATGGTGATGCCGGGGAATTCCGGCTGGCCGAGATCGTTCGTCATCAGGCTGATCGAGAGCGCAGTGCCCTGCGTCATGATCCAGACCGCATCCGAAGGCGTGAGATCGGCGTCGAGGAACTGCTGCATCACCGCCTTCACGTCCACACGCAACGCGGCAGCGTTCGTTCCGCTGGCGGTGATCGGCGTGACGCCGTTCGTGATCGAGGCCGGCGACACATCGTCCGCCGCCTTCGTCGGATCGACGAACTGGCCGTCCATGAACTGGACGATGCCCTTCGACAGATCGTCGCGCACGAGCAGTTCCGCCGCCGGGCTTGAGTGCCGCACAAGCTCGTCGGTCAGCACCACGATGCCCGCGATCTTGGCGAAGTCGAGCGTCACGCTGTCGAACGCCAGCGCGCTGATCGGCTTGACCTTGCCTTCACCGACCCAGTTGACCGTCGAGGCGCCGGTCTGCCGGGGCAGCTTGACCTTGAAGGGCACGCGCCGCAGGCCGGGGATGCGGCCGATGATCGTCAGCGGTCGCGTGAACTCGATGAACTCGCTCGCGAGATTCTGGTACTGCACGAGCGGACTGGCCCACGTGGAATCGGTCGTCGTGCCCGCCGCGACTGCGGACTTCAGCACCGTCTCGACATCCGGCGTTTCCGCCTTCCATTGTTCGCTGGCTTTCGCGATCTCGTGTGCCAGCATGATGTTGCCCTTCGCGCGAGCCATCGCCAGCACGAAGCGCGTGAAGCCCACGCCGGGCATCAGCTTCTTGGGAATCACCTGGATGCGGGGCGCCGCACGCAACTGGCTGCCATCGTCGGCGGACTTCACCTTCGCGGGCTCGACCGCCACAGCCTT